TTCTTGGTATGGCGATCAATCTGATCCAGATAATTGGCAGGCATCGCAATTTGCATATTTTACGCATTACAATTTAATTAACGAAGGTTATGAGGCAGACTCAGATGAATACTATGAGCAGCTTGATAACCGAGTAGCAAAAGTTTATCCAGATCTAGTATCTGGGCAAAGTGTCGAGCAATCAGAAGGTAGACCCGCTGTGCAAAGAGTCGCCTCCACCTCTGTCGGAGGACGACAAAAAACACAAGGCAAAAAGAACGGTGTGACTTTTTCTAAAACGGAAGTTGAGCGTCTCAGAGGATTGAAACCACACAATATGTCGGAAGACGCGTGGTTAAAATCTGTTGCTAAAGAAAAACAAAAAATAGCCAACAGGGAGGCAAAATGACCGAAGAAACTAATAACACAACCAGACAATCCCGTGAATCCGAGAATCACGCTAACAACACTCGAAGAAAACCATGGACGCCAGTAAGAAAACTTGAAACTCCAGAACCACCAGAAGGGTACGAATATCGTTGGATAAGAGAATCCATGTTGGGCCAGGAGGATAGAAGTAACGTAAGCAAAAGATTGCGAGAAGGTTGGGAACTTGTAAGAGGGACTGATTTACCACAAGAATTTGTATTACCTACTTTAGATGACGGAAGACATGCTGGCATTGTATATAATGACGGACTACTTTTAGCGAAGATTCCTGTCGAGACAAAACAAGAGCGTAATGCTTACTATGAGTCTCAAACGGCTAGATCAAAGGAGGCATTGGACAATAATGTGTTTAATGAATCCAGAAAAGACAGCCGCTATGTGC